ACATTATTCCAAGAACCATCTGTAAAATCTTTTTTCTTCCAAACTATCGCATCATCTTTAGGATATTCTCTATTCCATTTAATATCAGTTTCTTTTAACAATCTTTTCTTTTCTCTCTTGTTACACAAAAAGTAAACATATCTAAATTGTCTACCTCTATAATGACTCCAATTATTTTCAATTAAAAATTCTTTATTTGGTCTCCTACCTATACTGACATCTTTCTTGTCTTTCAAATACGATTGTGCTGTTCTTGGATGAACTCTTTCTCCTGTATCTGATAGATATAAATCTGTAGTTATAAATCCACCATATAAAAAGTTAGCAGCTTGATAAACATATCCTGGTTTACCCAATATTCCATCGGCCCAAGTGTAAATCAATTTTACATCAGGTCTATTCTCCTTTACCCACTTAAACATTTTAGATAAAATCATTGATTCTGAATTTTTAGGTAATTCTTCCAACATACACATTTTACCTATTTCTAAATAATCTTTTGTAATTAATGATGGAAATAAAATTTTAATAGTATTGAGTGGTTGAACTCCCCACCCAAGTGTTAATACCGCAACTAATTTCTTATCAATAAAACTTCCAAGAAAATGTTTAGTCAATCTCGGCATTACCTTTGAATAATGATTGTTAAATACTATGTCTAAAGCATTCACCTTATCTATTTCAACAAGTTCAGAATTTTTAACATCTTCAATAGAATATAATTTATTCTTCACCGTATAATTCTTTTCTACGCTTTTCTTCTATTTCTAACTGTCGTTTCTTCCTATACCTTTCTCGAGCTACCTTACGTAGTTTTTCCTTATTACGGTAGTAATGTTCCATCTGCCATCTACGTTGTGCATCTTGTTTTTCATCTTCTGTTTTATATTTAAGTTTTCTACCCACAACTAACTCATTTCAGCATACCTATTCAACTGATTAAAAGTCTGTAATAACCACCCCTGTAAGTTAGGTAATGAACTAAATAATTTATCTTGTAAAAACATCTTTTCAAATTCTAATTTATTTAATCTTTGAATAGGATTATCTATTGCTCCTAAAATCTTACGTTTAGCGTTTGATGGTATATCAACTTCTTGTAATTGCATCAGTTTTCTATTTAATTCAAGTTGAGGTTCACACATTGATACATTTTCAAATATCTTCATCTCATCTTCTTTTCCACGACATAATCCTACAATATCTTCTATTGTAATGTCATTGTCATGGTCTTGAATTTGTGGAAATCTTTTTATTATAGTCTTCAAACCAGCACCCTTGATTCCAGGTATATTATCAGACTTATCACCTTCTAAAACTCTATAAGTTAAAAAATTTCGTGAAGGAACACCATATTCCTTAAACACTTGTTCTTTATCATATATAATTTTTTTAGTAGGCGAGTAGACTTTAATTCTATCATCTACCAATTGTATAAAATCTTTATCTGTAGAACTAATTACTACTTTTTCTTTTAAAACTTGTTTAGACAAATAAGCAATTGTATCATCTGCTTCTATATTATCAATAGATAAAATATTAAGAGGTAATGCTTCTAAGTATTGAACTACTCGTTGTAATTGTCTAAGCATATTCTTTCGCTCTTCTTCTTTATCTGCGAAATCATACGCTCTTACAAGTCTTTTATCTGTCTTACGACCAGCTTTATATTCTGGATGTAATTTACGGCGACGGGTGCTCCCACCCTTACCATCAAATACTATGATAGTTCGGGTGGGGCTAAAAAGACGAATGACATAACCGATACTTTTCAGAAAACCAACTATTCCCCCAATGTGAACACCGTCATCATTGAGAGTTGGCATAACACTAAATACTCGTATAAAAGTATTTAGGCCATCTATGATTAGTACTTTATCATTGAAGTGACCATCATCTATTTTCCCGCCATTCTTTTTAATTTCATCTAGTAGACTTATGTATCTCTTATTCATCGAGAACCTCATCCGTGACCTCTACATCATCTATACCGAGTGCAGATTTGTCATACTTCAATATGACCTTCTCACAAATGAGGTTGTAAACATATTCTTTTAACCCAGGTTCTTCTAATACTTTCTCCCAATCTTTAGATTGAAACTTTTTCTCATCAGTCTTTTCACCTGTTTCAAAATCTATTATTGGTAGTGTGTACCAAGAACCAGCAATTTTAACTACATCATACTCTTTCATAACAGTCAACCAACTACCAACATCATCAATTCCACTCTCAAAATATAGAGGGAACTCTGATGTTCGTAGTGGAGGTCCTAACCTATTCTTAACTACTTTAGCAAGAATGGTCATACCAATCGTGTTTTTCTTGTTATCTTTAATTTGACCTTTGTTTTTAAGTCTAATTCTCGTTGATGCATGAAATGGTAGTGCTTTACCACCACTTGTTGTCCAAGGATCTCCAAACATAACTCCTAACTTCTGACGAAGTTGGTTGGTAAACACTAACGCTATCCGTTGTCGTCCAATCATTTGAGTAATTTTTCTCATAGCTTTGGATATTATAATAGCTTTAGCTGTCGCCCAACCATCTTTGTCAAAATCAGCATCTAATTCTACTTTCGTAGTAGATGCAGCTAGCGAATCAACTAATATTGTAACCAATCTGTTTTTATCAGATTCTCTAACCTTAGTGACAATTTCTTCAATGGCTTCGAAAATGTCCTCTACTGTTTCGAGATGGAGATATAGCATTTCTTTTATGTCAATGCCAATTACTTGTAAGAAATCTTGTGATACAGCAGTTTCAGTATCAATGTAAACTGCTACACCACCTTTTTTCTGGGTTTCCGCAAGAATATGAGCTCCAACCAAAGATTTACCACTTGATTCTAATCCGTTGATTTCAGTAATTCTACCTACGGCTATACCACCATTAGGTTTATTTGAAATAGCTAAATCCAACATTGTCGAACCAGTTGATATAAAATCCGTGATATCGGTAGGTGTATTATCTACACCATCTAAGAAATATGCTACTTTATGGTCTTTGAACTTTTTGTTCAAAGAACCTGCTAATGCTTCAGCAAGTTCATCTCTTACGCTCATTGTATATCCTTAATTACTTGTTAAAGAGGTCATCAAACGCATCAGAAACTTCACTTACATTCTTAGTGGTTTCCTTAACTGCGTCAGCTGTTTTTGAAGTTGTGGTTTCCTCATCATTGGTTTCTTTATCACCACCTTCTAACCAAGTATTCAGAATTTCCGTAAGTTCATCATACGTTTTTTCCTGATATATCTCAGTAATATCCTTTTGAGTATCATCAATCATTTCTAAAATATTCGTATCTTCAGAAATTGGTGATTGTACTGGTTTTACTCGGATCGAGGTTGATGGGAAACTTGCTCCAGTTTCTTCAGCTGTTTTGAACTCTACAGCAACATCACGACCATTTAATGGGTCTGTAATATCACCGTAATCTGGATCTGCTATAACTGAAAGTAATTCTTGATATACAAGTTTACCGAAACCCCAAAATTTTACACCTTGTTTTTCTTCACCACGAACAATAACTGGTGCGTATGTTCTCATCTTCGCTTCAAGTTTTTTACCCAAACGATAATCATCACGATTACCAGATGTTTTTAACTTTTGAGCAAATTCTTCAATTGGGTCTGGACGACCAAAAGAAATTGGTGAAAGATGTGACTTTCCACCTATGTCATAGTGAAAAAACAACTCAATGAACGGATTATCCTTATTAAATTTATAAGGTACAATTCGAATTAGTTGTTTTCCTGGGGTTGGTTTCCAAAGATTTGAAGTTCTTTGGGTTGTTGTTTGTAACTGATTGAGTCTTCGTTTTACGAGTTCTAAATCCATTAGGTATCTCCTATTTGTTATTTACTTATTGTATTGTTTATTTATCATTCGGAAGTAATTAATTTTTACTTCACGAATAAATATCTCTTTGTTTTTGAAAAAACATTTTTTTTTTCAATTTTTTATTGGAAGTTAAATGTGCCTATCTTTTTTGAATTTTCTATAACTTTTAATGCGTATTCCAAATAAAACCTACCAGCTTTTGGTGAACCATTCTCTTTACCATCTGATTCTCCAAGTGGTTTTACCCATAAATATCCATCACAATTTTCAAAAACACTTTTAAATGTAGGTAATTCTCCTATCGCGATATTTGTAGGATTAAATAAAGAAGTGGAATAACCTAAACCATTCCTACTTGTATCTATTATGTAATTTTTTCCAATTTTTTTAGTAATATCATCACCATAATCAACACATACTTGGGTATCAATGAAATTAGATACATTTAAAGTAAAACCATCATATAACTTTTTATCAAACTGTCTTAACAATGTTATTGCTTCTGATACTTTCAACCATTCTGGATGTCCAATATCTATATAAATTTTTGAATTAGTCTTTCTCAGTAACTTTAAAGATTGTTTTAATAACTTTATTCTTTCTTTCTTCTCTTTTCTTTCCATCTTTAAAGAATGAGCTAAAGCATCTGGTTCTAAAACAATTAAACAATTCTTATGAGTACCTATTCCAACTACAACTTCTTTAATAAATTCTAAATAAGATTTAGAATCTGTCTCTCCACCTTTACTATATTTACCTAAATCTCTATTAGGTATTGAATATAACACAAGAGTTACTATTTTATCTTCAGCTCGTTTAAGTAATCTATGAATCCTATTTGGGATATTTTTAGTTTTTTTGTAAGGACTTCTACCAAACCAAATGGCCATTGGTTGTCTATATAGCCTTTTTAGGTCATCATAGGAATCTGATAAATTTTTATGTTTATCAAAATCAGGATAATATAACTTCAATTTTTAATCTGTAACACTCCAAGTTTTTACATTAACTATTTTATATAACTTCGTATTTATCTTAACTAACCCACTTTCATTATTTAATAAAATAGAATTTTGATAATTCTCCCAAGGTATAATGTAAGTCTTATCTAACACTCCATTATTAAGTTCCCTTATGACATCATTTAAGGCGTTTATAGTGTATAACGTGTTAGTTTGTTTCTTTCTATGTAGAGAAATAGTATTAGGAACTCCCTCTGTAAAATCCTCATCATACTCTACATTATATGTACACATTAGATTTGCAGTGTTATCTGAATCTTCAAATACATAAATTTTGTCAAACATTATTTCATTACAGGAAATTATAACATCAACTGTTTCATTTAAATCCGTCTTTTTACTGAATGTACATAATAATTGTGTTTTCATTAAATAATCTCTTTCAATTTTTTGTCTATATCGAATGCCCCTATAATCGACTGACCTTCATAATTTTGAGTTATATTACTTGATGAATTAGTACCTGTTCTCACCTTAACATAAAATTTACCAGCGTCAGCTATTTCTTGTAATAAATAACAAGTAATTACATAATATGCATTATTTGTATGTGGATGTACATCAACACCTAATAACTCAATATTAATATCATCTCCGTCAAATCGTTTCTCTACTGTTTTCGCTGTTCCTAAATAAGAAAAAGCTTTATCACTCGTTGACATCTTACCATATACTTTCCAAAGTGGTTGATTGGTTGCCCCAAACAACATCTCTGTAATCAAATTTGATATTATCTTTTTTAATTTAGAACTTTTACTTGCTAAATCTTGAACCATTTCTAATGCAGCTATATTCGCTATTAAAGTTAAAACAACCTTAGACCCTGGTTCTTTATCATTTTTTGTAATAGGTATCTTCTTTGGTGTGGAAGTAATTTTATTTATTTTACCATAACCCAAATCACCAAGAGTATTCATTTTCTTTTCTAATGCGGTAACTTCTTTATTTAAATTCTTATATGCGTTGGTTGGATTACTATATATCGCTTTTATAGTCGCTCTGGTATTATTATTCATAGTACCTTCCGTTAATAAATCAACATCTTCTTCTGTCCACTCTTTGATTGTGTAACCTCTTGTTAATTTATTAATAGTTTTTGCTTTTATTTTTGTACCATCTTTAAATGATTTTGAAAAGAAACCTTTAAGTCTTGATAATCCTCTATTAACCAAATTCTTTGCTTTACTAAAAATAGAAGTAGTGAAACTTTTTACCTTATCCCACAACCCCTCATAAATCATATTTTCAATTTCATTACGATCTTCTTGTAAAAAAGTTGAAGCTTCTTTAGTACCCATTCCAAGATTATATGTGCTCCTCAACAATTTAGTAAATTTACCAATTTGGGAACTACCTACACCTTTTTTAAGAGATGCTTGTATGTAAATTATATCTTTTCCTAATTTTACAGTTCCATCTGATTCATTTCCTACAATTTCATTCGTATCATCTTTTAATGCAGTTAATAATTTGTCTGCAGATACGTTTGATAATATAGCATCTGGAGTAGCCGCTTTAGAACCTTTTCTTGTAATACCTCTATTTATTTCAGCTTTATAAAAATCCATAATCTTATCATGAATAAACATTGGTTTAAAACTAACTTTCTCCGCTACAAAATCTAACATCCCCCACGCTAAACCACCTGCCACAGCAATATCTTGTAAACTATTTTCATAAAAGACAGGAACACCATCTTCCATTTTTAATTCAGGTAATATAAAGTCCTTTATCATAGATACTCCAGTAGAATTCCAATCACCAGATTTACCTACACCCTTCAATAACTCTTTTTTAGCTACCTTAGATAATTTTATTATATCTTTACATTGTTTTTTAAAATCTTTAACATCATCTTTACTTTTAATTTTTATTACTTTAAATATCTTTGGTACTGATAACAAATCAATAAATGGTTGTCGTGATACACCAGTTGTTCCTATTAAAGCCGCAGTTTCCATCATCGCCGTATTTAATGTTGCTTCTTGTTGAGTCCCCTCATTTAATACAACATTAGGTAAAGTAATTACACCATTCTTAATGTTATTTAACAATTCATCTATTGCTTGTGTAGGCCATCTATATTCTATCAATATATCT